ACTCTTGACATTCTTTCATCGTTCCAGGCTGAATCGTATCTACTTTCTTTCCAAAAAGAGTACGATATTCTGTTTTTTCTTTTGTAGGAACAAAAAGTGTTGGGCGAAAATCATCTGAAAAAGAAACTTTCTTTCCGTTTTCATAACCGGAATATAATATTTTATTCCCGTATTTCTGGACTGCGACATAAAAAGTGTTTGACATAATACCTCCGTATAACATTGGACCATTATATCACAGTCGAAGTCAAATGTCAACCCCCTTTTCCTACTTTTCTAGCAGCACTTATTTTCGCTTTAGTTTCTTCTGAATGTTTTTTACCTTTTTGAGCAGCACTTAGTTTTGTTCTAGTTTCTTCTGAAACCGTTTTACCTTTTTCAGAAGCACTTATTTTTGCTTTGTGTTCTTCTGAAAGCGTTCTACCTTTTATAGCAGCACTTATTTTTGCTTTAGTTTCTTCTGAAAGCGGTTTACCTTTTTTACCTTTTTTAGCAGCACTTATTTTAGCTTTAGTTTCTTCAGAATGTGGTCCGCGTTTTTTACCTGTTTGAGCGGCGCTCATTTTTGCCCTATGTTCTTCTGATTTTGTTTTACCCTTTAAGGACTTGCTTAACTTTCTTTTAGATTCTTCTGAATGTTTTGAACCACCATCTAATCCATTTTCTTCAATGAGATTTGCCCATTCTTTAGATTCAACGATATTGTTATCTTTAGAAAACTTTAACGCAATCTCCTCAACTTTGTCTTCTGTATAATAACCTAATATTTCTGTGTCCACATGGTTGTCATGTTTCTTTAAATGTTTTCTCCAATACTTGCCAGATCCTTTATATTCGTAAGGATTGTTATTGGTCGTTTTTCCGAAATATTTGAGGCCGGTTTTTTGGTGGGTTTTGATGTATAGATAAATAGACATGCTGGTACTCTCCTTCGTTATGTTATAGTACTAGTCCCGGCAGAGGCTGCAACCTCGTGGTCGGGTTCTATCTCTATATATACAAACAAGATATGTTATTCATATATCTCTAGAGAGATATTGACAAGCGGATCACTCTATGATATAATAGCTATGTAACGATGATAAGAGGTATTATATTGTTCTTATTTTATGAATGCACATACAAGTTACATCCTTTGTCCAGACTGGAATGCATTCATTACGACACTCCTTTCTTTTACTTGTTATAGTGTTAGTCCCGGTGAATGCTCCAACATCGCGACCGGGACCTTTCACTTCTATTTATAAAAACTATGCATACATTTCCTTAGCAATGATGTAATCTTTTACAAGACCACTCCTTACGATATCGTTTGTATTGAAATCTACAAACTCAAAGTTTTTTATCTTTTGTAATATGGACATAAACTTCATAAGTCCGCTACTTCTTAAATCTGATTGTCGAAAATCACCAGCAATACAGATTTTAGTATTTTGGCCTATACGTGTTATGATTGTGTCTAACTCCTGGAAGGTCATGTTTTGAGATTCATCTACAATAACCACTGCATTGTCGATTGTCGTACCTCTTAAAAAAGATGTTGTCATAAACTCTAACTGATTTTTATCTTTCAATATTTTATATGCATCGCCGCGATCAGTAAGTTCTTGTATAATGTTTTGATAAGGAGCTTCGTATACTTTGGCTTTTTCCTTTTCATTACCTGGTAAGAAGCCTATGTCGCGTGAGGGTACAACTGAACGTATGTATATGAGTTTTTGTTTGGAATGATTTAGCACTTCTTGAAGAGCGAGTGCTGAGAGGATGAAGGTTTTGCCTGTACCAGCTACACCATGAAGAACACAGTGTTTATCTTTTGAGTAGGCCTCGAACGCGGCCTGCTGGTTTTTTGTTTTTGGTTGTATGTGTAAAAGTGAAAGTCCGTTCGATGGTGGTTTTCTTTTTTGTTTCTTATTTCTCCGTTTGTTCTTAAAGGTCTGTAGATCTACATAATCGTAATCTTCGTATACTAGCATCTTGTGCTCCTTTTTCTTTGGTACGGATTGTTACATAACGAAAGTTTATCCTCCTCTTTGTTTATATTGTTTGCGAATTTTTTTAATAACTTCTAAATGTTTCTTGGCTCTTTCATGTGACGATTGAGCCTTTTGTTTGTATTCTTTCTTTTTTATTTGACTCTTAGCATCCCTACTGCGAATACGACCAGCAGCACTGGCCGCATCTCTTTGGTCTTCAGATGCTTTCTCATATTCTTTAGAATGAGCAATGGCCACGATATCAGTATCGATAGACACTTCTGATAGTAACTCTTTGAAAGTTTTCACACGTTTGGTGATCCATTTCCTTTAAGTGATGAATGAGTATCACTTTGAGAGTTGAACTTCATTTGATGTGTTGCAATCTTTTTGCCCTTATGTTTAAACACAATAGTTGTTCCTTGCTTATGCATAGTCAAGTTTTCGTGATCGTTTAACATATGTTCATAATGTGCATGTGGGTTAACAATATGATGACCATGTTCATCGGCACCTTTTCTTTGTGCAGTTGCAGAGTTATTATGTGTAGTTACTCTCCAATGATGGTGACCTTTCTCTTGCATCGGTGTTTTATGTGATTGAAGCACATGAGTTCTGATGTGTTCTGCAATAGCATGAGTACCAGCATTTTCTAGATGATCGTGGACATGATCTGCTACTTTACGCAAAGCGGCCGTGTGTTGTTCTTTGATTTTTTCTTGTTCGTCTGGATGTAAAGATTTAACATATGCTTTGCGCTTATCTGCATTTGATTTTTTAAGTGCAGGATGTTGCTTTTCAAGACTTGCTCGATGTGCATCAACAATATGATGTGCGCCATACATAGCACCATTGCCTGGATTGGATACACCAATATGTTTACTATTGGTATCAGTTACCTTAAGACTTACGCCATGGTGAACTCTTCTTCCATTTTTATCTTTTGCATGAACTACGATATCAGAAGCATCTTGTTTTTGTGAAGCATGAATACCTGTTGATTTGTGCAAATCGCCTGGTTTCGAAGTCCAATGAACATCCTCTACTGAATGACCATGTGATTCAATGTGTTTTTTAATGTGTTCTGCTGCATGCTTTGCTCTTTTATTGGCATGCTTATATTCTTCAGGAGTCATTTCCTTTTTCAATCTATCATGCATTTTCTTTGGAGATTCACCTGTTTTGCCATCATGGTGTTCCATATGTCCACCCCTCAGATGCTTACCAACAAGGAGTTCATGCATAACACCTTTACGATTCGATGCAGCCGATTCAACAAGATATTGCTCATCAAGCCATTGAAAATCCTCTTCAAGCACAACTTCTTGTTTGATAGTTTGTTCATTCAAAAATAATTTAAACGATTTCATTTATCTTTTCCCCACAGACGATTTTAAGAAATTTAATCTACTAAACTCATTCCTATCAACAAGTTTAGATGGTTTATTATTATGAGAGGTAACGAAGCCCTCAGGTTTCGTTTTGACTCCAGCAACATGATGTTCAAATTCAGTATGCGAAGACATACTATCTACCATGGTATTCTTAGCTTGTTGTAAATGGTGATGAATGTCCAGTGCTCTTTTGAAATGATGTTTATTGGCATCCACATGGTCAGTATGAGTCTTGGCCATATCACGTTTCTGTTGTTTAGCCTTGTCCGTTTTTACCTTATCTTCCATCTTCTTGTGTTCAGATTTTAGGTGAGACTTATAACCCGCAACGGTAGGTTTTGTACTTTCTCTCACGGTCTTATTAATGTAAGTATTCAGATGTGTGTTGTGACTATGAGCGCTCACAGCCTCATCATGACCCTCTTCTTTATCATTAAAGTGTTTTGTAGCCTTCTTCATGTGGCTCATAAACTTCTTTTCATGGTCATCAGTATAACCAGGGTGCCTTTCACCCTGGTGTGATACATGAGGTGACACTACATGAACATCTGGGTGATGGTGTAAGTGTGAAGTGTCAGCATTGTAATGTGCTTCCATATGCTCAAGGCTGTGTCCCTTATACTCAGTATGTGGTACAACACCTATCTTGGACTTTGCAATGGCCTTACCATGCTTTGAGTTCTTAGGTGTAGAGTATGTAATCGTATTGGGTGTAAAAGAATATTTGCTCATGGTATTATGCCTTAATTAATGTTTTCATGAGTGTTCCTCTACGTCGCCATGTGGGTTTGATTTTGATTTAATTCCACTATGCATTAAATCTCCCTGATACACTTTACCTTTTGGTGTTACCTTTTTAAGGTGTTTTAATGCACCGTGAAGCTTCTGTGCCAGACCAGGTGCGTGACCGTGATTTCTTTCGATATCTTCGTGAGTGTGGTTTATCTTAGGGTTCTTATTAAAAACAGATTTAGAACCAACAAAGAACTTACCATTTTCAGGATGATGACCCCAAACGATTGACGGTGCACCATCGTACTTAGTTGTGATTGAATGACCTTCTCGCGGATTACCCTTCAATGCGTGATGCGTGTTCATAAGAGAATGGAAAGCCCTATGGAATCCTTCATCGCCACCGGTGTGGGCTAAATCCTCGACATGATCCAAGTGTTTTAACTTTTTTGTGTCTGTGGTAGCCTCAGATAACATCCGATATTCTGAAAAATTTAACATATGATACGATTCTCCACAGATATATAAGTTTATTTATAAAACCAGAAAACCAAAAAAAAGGGGCAGCGATTAGCTACCCCTTATGTATTACTCGGTTAATAATTGTTTTCGTTCACCGATAACAATCTTTCGCGATTTCTTGTGTTCAGGTATTACGTTACGCAACTTAATACACAACATACCATCAGTCAAGTTGGCTTTGACCACCTCGATTGTATCAGCCAGAGTAAATGACCGAGTAAAGTTACGTTTTGCGATACCACGATGGACGTAGTTTGTTTCTTCACTCTTTTCCACCGATGATGTTACAGTTAACACCTGTTCTTTCAGTTCAACTGATAGGTCTTGTTCTGTAAACCCAGCCAATGCAAGCTCAACGATGTAATTATCATCGTCTACCTGTACAATGTTATATGGTGGATAAGATGGAGTTTTTACATCTGATAGTGAATCAAGACGACGCAGAGCGCGGTCGAATCCTACTGTAAAAGGCTCGTAACGTGAGAATGGATTTTGGATAAGTGTCATAATAGTTCTCCTATTTTAGCGAGTAAATAAAACGAGTACCCTTTCGGCATACTCGTTTTATTTATAAGAATTCCATGAGAGTACCTTTTGCATCACGAATAACATTCATAAAAATTCTCCTAAGGAAGAGGATTCCTCTTCCTTT